AGGCTCATTGGCGGCAGCCTGTGTACTTGCAAATTCATTATACTTGTCAGCAAGCATCTGGGCTTGAGCATTGTTCAATCCTAGCTCGTGCGCTGTATTCCTGTACCAGCCAACCAGATCTTCGTTGGAATTTTCGGGCAGCTCCATTTCATAATTGTCTGGCCCTTCTGGTCTTCCAAGTTTTTCATAAACCTGATCCCAATCTTCTGGGCTCGAATGCTGCGATGGTATTGCAATCTTGTCCCTGCCAATCATTGACTGCGCATTTACAAAACTTTTTGCAAGATTTGGAACATCATTTATGGAAGTCAGTGCCGAGTGATCTCTCAGATCTTCCGGCAACATACTGCGCCAATCACTGGATGTTTCCTCTACAGACGGGGCTACCGCTTGTGCGACCTCCGCTACCTGTTCATCTGCCATCTGTCTACTCTCCTTCTAGCTGTTTAGGCTCCTCGGTAATCAGTTGCATAAGATAAAGAACAACGCTGCGCTGCCCTTCCCTGTAAGATGTTTCGTGTGGCTCGGTAGAAAAGTTTGGCGAATAAAAGCCGTAGTTTTTCTTCAGCTGCTCCAGCAAAATCTCGCCGGAATCACTGGTAAAAATTTCCTTGGCTGCATCGACCAAACGCTCGCGCTGCGCAAGAAATTCTGTCTCATCTGTCATTTTTTCAAAAAACCTCAAAAACCAAAAAAAGCCTTTTTTTCGAGTTATCCACAACTTTCTTTTCTTTTAAAATCAATCACTTAATTTTTTGACACCCCAAAAATGGCTGTTTTCTGCGGGTTTTGGGCATTTTTCAAAAACCAGTGTGGTATAATGTAGGCAAGAACCCGAAAAGGGCAGCTCTTTTACATTGTAAATATAACCGTGTTGCCGTGGCCTAATCTGAAAGGATAAGACTATGGTTTACACAAAAAAGTTTGCCATCCGTTTGTATGTGGATGGCAAGCAAAAACGCATCAAACAGGTTAACAGCATCGAAGCTGCTGAAAATTGGATCGACAAAGCACTGGGCTTTGCCCCAGACGGTACTGACTGTTTAGGCAGAAACAGACTGTCAAAGGTTCAGGGTCGATTGTCGGAACACGGCAAGGTTGTCACCTTCTGGGTCAGCCTACCTGCATTGTCTAATCGAAAATTCAAAGCAGTCGTTGCTCAAACAAAGGATCTAATCTGATGAGTATACAACTTGATAGATTAATAAAAAATGACCCTCGCTTTTATGATTACAGCGTGGAACACCCGAACGATGGCGTTTGGCTGTATATATCTGAAGGTTACATATGCCCAGACAGGGAATGTAAAGCCATTCACGAAAATACAGTTGCCAAAGTTTTGCGGCGTGCCAAGCATGTAATACCTGAAAAGGATCTGTACTAATGCAAAAACAATATTTTTACGGACATTTTAACGACCACCTCTGGCCTCATGTCGGTTGTGGTTATCGTTTGGTCGAAGCTCAAATCGGTCATAAATGGGTTAAGGTTCGTGCGGCTGTGCCTTGGAACACTAATTGCAAACGTATTCGCCTTAGTGTTTGGCAGTCTCTACAAACCAAACCAACACCCAAGCCAGAGTATCTTAAA